GCGCGATAAGCGCACCAAGTATTCTCAATGTTGCAAGCGGGGAACTGCTCAGCTGCGAGATGTCCGTATCAATCCTTACGAGTTGGAGTTAATATGTCCGAGTGGGAAAAAGAAAACGAAGCCTTCCTGATCAAAATCGGGCAGGTAGCACCAACCGCACCAAAGCCAGCAACCACTAAGAAAGACGAGGAATAATCTCATGGCTGTATTTCTAAATAACAATGTGGGCGTGAAGATCAATTCAGTCGATCTTTCAGACCATGTCACAGCAGTAACAATCAATCGCGTATTTGATGAACTAGAAGTCACTGCAATGGGTGACTCATCTCACAAATTCGTTAAGGGTCTAGAGTCATCAACAGTCACAATCGACTTCCTAAATGACACAGCATCTGCGAATGTACTTGCAACACTACAGGCTGCATGGGGAACAACAGTCACAGCTGTATTCCTACAGACAAAGGGAACAGCAGTATCTGCTACAAACCCTCTTTACACAGTCTCATTGCTAGTTAATAACACAACAGACATCAATGGTGCTGTTGGTGACATCGGCACACAGTCGATTACATTTACTGCTAACTCAACAGTTGCAGTAGCAAGCACAGGCACATTCTAATCAATTAAACAAAGGGGCAAACCATGGCAAAACTAAAGATAGTTCGTACAGATGGAAGCGTACTAGAAGGCGAGATCACTCCAGCCGTGGAGTACTCATTCGAGCAGTACGCTAAAAAGGGCTTCCATAAGGCGTTCCGCGATGAAGAAAAACAGAGCGATGTCTATTGGTTAGCATGGGAAGTAACACGCAGAGCAGGTGAATCTGTTAAGCCTTTCGGGATTGACTTTATCGAGACACTTAAGAGTGTTGAGGTATTAGACTCAGACCCTTTAGCTTAAAGCGCGATCTTCCGTTCACCTACCTGATTGCTCGCTTGAGCATTAGGTTGGGAATCGCGCCACAGCAATTGTTAGATCTAGATAAGAATATGCTCGATGCATTAGTGCAAGGGCTCAAAGATGAAGCGAAAGAGGTGAGCGATGCCAACAGAAGTAGTAGGCGCGGTCGCTCTTAGAAAAGCCTTAAACAATTACGCTCCAGATCTAGCAAAAGAATTAACTAAAGATCTTGGTGCAGTTCTTAAGCCTATTACCAATGAAGCTCGGTCTTATGTACCACTAGCATCTCCGATGTCTGGCTGGAGTAAGCGCGAGACATCTCGGGGTGCTCGCTTCCCTAAGTATGATGCAGCTGAGATTCGCAGAGGCATCGTTTATAAGACAACACCATCAAAGCCTAACAAGGCTGGCTTTGTTAATACTGTACGCATCCAGAATAAGTCTATGACAGGTGCAATTTTTGAGACTGCCGGTCGTAAGAATGGACAAGGACAAGATTGGGTCGGCCCTAATGCGGGCGGTGCATCTAAAGGTGTATCTCGCTCTGTTAATCCTTATGCTGGTAATCAGTTCATTTCTAATCTTGGTCAGTTATATGGCACTAAGCGTGGTGGCGATCATCGGATGATGGGTCGCTTAATTTTTAGAGCATGGGAAAAGACTCAGGGTCGAGCCAATGCAGCCGTGTTTAAGTCAATTGAAAATACGACACAAAAGTTTAATCGTAGAACAGCGATCGTAGATGTTAGGAGAGCAGCATGAGTAATGTAGCCATTAACATTGCAGCGGAGTTCACTGGCAAACCAGCATTTAAGAAGGCTGAGACGAGTGTAGATCGCTTAGAAAAGCGGACAAAAAACTTAGGCAAGACTGTCGCTGCTACATTCGGCACAGCTGCAATTGTGGCTTTCGGTCGTGCATCTATTAAGGCTTTTGCAGAAGATGACAAAGCTGCAACATCATTGGGTCAAACTTTAAAAAATCTTAATCTTGCTTACGGATCAAACATTGGCACAGTCAATGGGTATATCTCACGGCTTGAAATGCAGACTGGTGTGCTTGATGATGAGTTAAGACCAGCAATGGATCGATTGCTGCGAGCTACTGGGGATGTCACTAAATCACAGGAATTATTAAGTCTTGCTTTAGATATCTCGGCGGGTACAGGTAAGAGCGTTACTCAAGTTTCACAAAGCTTGCAGAAAGCATTGTTGGGTCAGACTCAAGCACTTGGTCGCTTAGGTGTAGGACTGTCCAGAGCTGAATTATCATCTGGTGACTTTGAAGCAATCCAGAAACGATTAACAGAATTGTTTGCGGGACAGGCAACTGCTGCAGCAGAGACTTTTGCTGGTCAATTAGACAAGATGACAATTGCTGCTAACAATGCTAAAGAGACAATTGGTAAAGGTCTTTACGATGCAATTACTGCCCTTGGTGGCGGTGGCACAACAGCAGCGACAGATAACATTGACAAACTTGCAAAGGGTATAGCAGACACTCTAAAAAACACAGGCGAGTTTATTGCCAGACTTGAAAAGTTAAAGCCTGTTTTAATTGCAGTTGGTGTAGTTGCAGCTGCTGCCTTCTTGCCGCTTACTACTGCAATCACAGCAGCAATTTTGTTGATGGCAAGTCTTAACAAAGAGATTAAAAAGATGTCTTTCGAAAAGGGAGTGCTCCCCGGAGGCATGGGTAACATTTCCATGACCGTATCTGGTCAAGTGGATAACAGAAACCTTAAAAATCAAAAAGCCATTACAAAACTTACAAAAGAACAAGCTGCTAACCAAGCCAAGATTCTTAAGGATAAGAGACTTCAAAACGCAATCGATAAGGCTAACCTTGCCCTTAATAAGGGTGAAGAAATCTTTGACATGGATAAGATCCAGATTGCAGCAGCTCTTACTAATCAAGCTGAGCAACTAGGTAGAGCTACGACCACAGCGCAAAAATTACAGATTGCGAATGATGTCGCTCGCTTAAATGTAAAGCGATCCATCCTTGAATTAGAAGATGCAATTGCTTCTAAAGACGAATTAGCCATTACTAAGGCAACAGAAAAACTCAACGCAGATCTTAAGGTGCTTAGTGCCCTTACTGGTCAAAGTGCAAAATTAACAGACATCAAGTCTATTCTTGATACCCTAAAGCCTAAGGACTTGATCAATCAGGCTAACCTTGATGCCGCTCTTGCCAAGATAGCAGAAATGATTAGATTGCTTGCTCAGGCTAATTTAGCTGCAAACACCAAAATCCCGACAAGTGCGGATTTAGGATCGGGCATAACAGAAGGCGATTATATCGCTCCTGTCTCTATGACTGATGCTTTGGCAGCTTCTACTGAAGCTCTTATAGAATTGTCGGAAGCTGCGCAAGAACGAGCGGATGCTTTTGCTCTATTATTGGATTTACAAACAGAAGCAGACACAAAGGCTTTAGCTGAAAGCTCTCTGGCAACTAAAACTGGTTCTGAAGTGTTTAACATCGAAGATGTAGCAAGAAGGTCATTACTTGCTGGATTAACAGGTGGCGCAGGAGTTTCAGGGGCTGTAAGCGGATCAAGATACGCTGCTCAAGCTGCTGCTCAATATAATTTGACAGTTAATACTGGTATTGGCGATCCAGAAGCAATCGCTAGGGCGATTGAAGATGCCATCCGTCAAGCCAATCAGCGCGGTACTACGAGTATGTCGATACTATGACATGGCTTCCTGAATGGCGTATTACAGTAGGCACTACTGTTTATACAAATGTAACTGCCGTTAATTTAACTATTGGCAGAATTGATATTGATCGTCAATGCCAAGCAGGTTATGCACGCATGGAAATTATTAACTCCAACAACGCTCCTTTTGACATTGATGTTACAGATATTCTTAGCCTAGAACTTAAGGACAGCAGTGGCACTTATGTGCCTGTATTTGGTGGCACAGTATCAGACTTTACTACTTCCGTTAGAAGTCCAGAAGAAGTGGGTTTTATTACTATTGGCACAATTCTTGCCGTAGGCGCGCTGGCTAAATTACCTAAAGCAATCTACACAGCTTCTGTAGGTCATGACTTAGATGGCGAACAAATTTCTATTATTCTTTCAGATTTGTTAGTCAATCAATGGCAAGAGGTAGCACCTTCTTTAGAATGGCAAGATTACGATCCTACGACTACTTGGGCTAATGCTGAAAATGTTGGGCTTGGGGAAATCGATACTGGTCTTTACGAAATGGACAATCTTGCAGCAGCAGATCGCAACACCCAGACTCTAGTCCAACAGATAGCGGACAGCGCACTTGGAGCACTGTACGAGGACAAGCAGGGTCGGATTTCATATGCGGATGCAGACCATAGAAGCAACTATCTAGCGGCTAATGGATCAACGATTTTAGATGGTAATTATGCTTCTCCAGCAAGTGTGAAATCAATCTTACAGATTGGCAAGATCCGCAATAGCCAAATTGTAAATTATGGTAATGATTATGGAAGCACCTATTCAGCCACAGATGATGCATCAATCGCTACCTATGGTCGCTATCAAAGAACATTCGACTCAAACATTCGTCATTTGGCAGATGTCACAAACATCGTAAGCCGAGATCTGGGGTTACGCGGTACGCCTAGAACTCAACTAGACCAAATAACCTTCAGACTCGACAATCCCTTTATGCCAGATTCTGAAAGAGACAAGCTGATCAATGCATTTTTTGGACAACCTGTAGAAATTACGAACTTGCCCAATAATATGTTCGGGGGTATTTTTTCAGGGTTCATTGAGAGTATCTCCTTTAGAGCTACCCCAACTTTTGTGGATATAACTCTCTATGTCTCACCTATCGATTTCTCATTGTTAGCAACACAATGGACAACGATTACTCCGCCTAGTCTAATTTGGACAGGCGTAAATGGTACACTTACTTGGAACAAAGCGATCGGAGCACTTACCTAATGGCAACTGTAACTACGAACTATGGTTTTGACATTCCACAATCGACAGACCTCGTAAAAGATGGTGCGACTGCGATCGCGACACTTGGTCAGGACATCGACACAGCATTCGCTGGGCTGACAGTCAATGCCCAGACTGGTACGACTTATACAGCAGTCAAAGCAGATGGTCTTAACGCTATTGTGACAATGGACAATTCTTCTGCTAACACTTTCCGCATTCCAACAGATGCGACTTATAACTTTCCAATCGGTACTACATTGGTCGTCTATATGAAGGGCGCAGGTGTAACTACCATCAATGCCGTTACTTCTGGCACTACTTCTGTTGTTAGTGCAGGTACAGTATCATCTGCTCCAGTATTGGCTCGCTACAAATCAGCAGCTTGCATCAAGATTGCTGCTAATTCATGGATCGTAGTTGGTGGCATTGCGTAATGTTGAACTCTTTAATTGGAATTATTGCTGCCAGTGGCGTATCAGCACCGAACAATTTTGATTGTGATTATCTTGTTGTTGCTGGCGGTGGCGGCGGGGGAGCTATGTATTACGCTATCTCTGCCGATACTGGTGCAGCAGGTGGTGGTGCTGGCGGTCTGCGTTCAACTGTAACTGCGACAGGTGGTGGAGGTTCTTTAGAAACTGCATTAGCTGTTACGAGAAGTACTTCTTATACAGTCACAGTTGGTGCAGGTGGTGCTGGAGGTCTTGGAGCTTCACAAACAGTATCTGCAAATGGTTCTAATTCTGTTTTTTCAACAATTACTTCAACTGGCGGCGGTGGTGGTGGAAACCAATTTACTGCAAGCGGTGATACTTTTGCAGCTGGTCAAAATGGTGGTTCAGGCGGTGGCGGTGCCACTGGTGATTATTCTTTACCATTTCCTACTGCTGGTAATGGCACTACAAATCAAGGTTATGCAGGTGGTATCGGTTCAGATCTTGCTGGTGCTTATGGTGCTGGTGGCGGTGGCGGTGCAGGCGCAACAGGTTCCAATGGTAGTGGTTCAGCAGGGGGTAATGGCGGAAATGGTGTAGCAGTATCGATCACAGGTTCATCAGTTACTTATGCTGGCGGCGGTGGTGGTGGTATTTACAATCCTGGCACTCCTGGTGCAGGTGGTTCAGGCGGTGGCGGTGCTGGCAAGGCTCGTGGAACTACCAACAATGGCGCAAGCGGCGATGATGGTACTGCTAACACAGGTGGCGGTGGCGGTGGTTGCGGTGGTAACACTTATGGTGGAGGAGCAAACACATACAACTCTGGCGGTAATGGCGGTTCAGGTGTTGTCGTATTGCGTTATCCAGATTCTTACACAATTACAATCGGTGCGGGTTTAACAGGTACTGAAAGTTCAGCTAGTGGTGGCTTCAAGCGAGCGACTATTACTGCTGGCACTGGAAATGTGAGTTGGACATAATGGCACATTACGCATTCTTAGATGATAACAATATTGTCACAGAGGTTATTGTAGGTATTGACGAAACTGAAACCATAGAAGGTTTAGATACTGAAACATGGTACGGAGATTTCCGTAAGCAAAAGTGTGTTCGTACTTCATACAATGGCAAAATCCGCAAACAATTCGCTGGTATTGGTTTTTTTTATGATACTGAAGCAGATGTATTTATTGGCATTAAACCTTATCCATCATGGATCTTAAACGAAAATCATGATTGGCAACCTCCAGTCGCTATGCCACTCGATGACAAGTCTTATGTCTGGGACGAATCTTTCTTAAAATGGGTTGAAACCCAGTTGATAAATTTGGATACGATAGATGAAACCACGCCTGAGTAAAGCTGCTATCCAGTTAAGAGAACAGTTCGATGATTCGTTCCCAGATCGTGACCGCGCATCGGATGGCTGGATCGGTGATACCCGACACGCTGCTCGCAAGTCTGATCATAATCCAGATGAGCAAGGCTGGGTACGTGCCATTGATGTGGACAAAGACTTGTTCAAGGGCGGCAAACCCGACATCATGGGAGATCTTGCAGATCAGCTTCGTACCTTATCCAAGTCCAAAGCAGACAAGCGTATTAGTTACATCATTTACGATGGACGAATCTGTTCCAGAATCCTTAATTGGAAATGGCGCAAGTACACAGGGGCTAACAAACACACTAAGCACATGCATGTTAGCTTTAAGAAAGAAGCTGACAATGATGGTGCTTTTTTTCAAGTATCTATGTTAGGTGGAGAATAA